TTCAACACAAGGATCAGATATATTACTTGCGCAAGTTACATCATCACTAATAAATACTAGCACATGGAATCATGTTATTTGTCAAAAATCAGGAAGTAATTTAGAAATATTTATTAATACAGTAAAAAATACATCCGGTAGTTTTGATTTTATTACTACACCTATCAATAGTTTAACAACATCATCTGTATATATTAATAATGATAATAATTTATCAATCGGAGGATATCAAACAGATACTATAGGCTCTAGCTATCTAAATGCATATCTAGATGAAATACGTATATATAATAAATCATTATCACAAGAACAAATTAACTCATTAGGAAATAGATCAGAATCAGCAAATCAACTATTACAAACAAATCGTATTGGTAATGTTTTTGATAAGTCTGGATTTTTTATTATTTCTAGTCCAAATTATCTTTATAAAGATTTAATTAATTCTGATTATACATTAACATATAAAAGTACTGTTAGACGATTTGAACATTCTGTATTTTTAACAATTGATTCAGGAGATTTTAACGCAACATTGAATCCCACTACATTGTTAGATGATAACGTTAATATGAAATCGTTTGCAACTGGGAGTGCATTTAATCCTTATATAACTACAATTGGTTTATATAATGACAAAGGACAATTATTAATGATTGGAAAAACAGGATCTCCTATAAAAAATAGAAATGATATTGATTTAAATTTTTCTTTGAAAATAGATTTAGATAAACCAAAAGTAAATTTGTAAATGATTAAATTAAAGAATATATTAAACGAAATATCAGAAGAAGAAGCTGATAGATTATTATCTAAAATAAGAAATAAAGAATTATCATTTTTAGCTCAAGGTGATAACGGAAAAGTGTATTCTATTAATGGTGAAGATTTATTATTTAAAATAACAACAGAACCAGAAGAAACAGCTGTAGCTGATGTTATTGTAGGAAGACCAAATGAATTTGACGCATTTATTCCTGTACATTATTCAGACTCTCAAAAAAATATGTATATAATGAGTCAAGCTTCAAATTTAACAGATAATTTAAAATCTGAATTAAATCGTTATTATAATGATTATAAAGAATATGCTAGAAGTCAAGGATTAGAAACAAGTATATTTAATTTTTTAAATACAGAAGCTTCTAGAAATTATTCTCCAAGAATTATTACATTTTTAAGAGCATTAGAACAACAAGTTAAAAAAACCGGAATTGGAGACTTAGAATTATCATTAGATTTTAGACCTGAAAATATCATGTTATGGAATGGTAATTTAGTTATGATAGACTGGTAAAGGAAAGTTATGAAAAATCATTGGCACTCTAATAATAAACAACGCCAAGCAGCATATAAATATGGATATAGATCTGGATTAGAATTAAAAGTAGCAGATCAAATTAAAGAATCAAAATATCCAGTAAAATATGAAACAGAAACATTACAATATATTGTTCCTCAAAAAAATTCAAAGTATACACCTGATTTTATTTTTACAAAAAAGAATGGTAACACAATGTATATTGAAACCAAAGGAAGATGGACAAGCACTGACAGACAAAAAATGAAACATATTTTAGCATCTCATCCAAATATTGATTTGAGAATTATATTTCAAAATCCAAATCAAAAAATCTCAAAAGGTTCAAAAACTACATATGAAATGTATGCAAAAAAGATAGGAATTGAATATGTAGCAAAAAAAGAAATGCCAAAAGAATGGTTAGATGAATGTTGTAAAGAAGGAGAAACACCAGTTACAACAAAATTTTTTGCATTATGATTGGATCTTTGAAAAATATTCATTATTTTTTTAATGTAAGTTAATAAAAAGATGAAATCGTTTAATATAATGTATATTATTAAATGATGATTCGTTAGACCGATTTATTGTGTCTAACCTATATTATATAATACCAATCCTTTTGATCTTTCAGTAAATTTTATTATAATATATTATATGAAGAATCTTAAACTACTTCAATTGCTAGAATCTGTTCTAGGTAAAGGTAAACAAACGTCTGGGACAAATATTGCTTTTTTCTCTCCGTTTACTTCACATTATAAACCTAAATTAGAAATTGATTTAAATACTACTAATGAAGGACAAAATGTATGGCATTGTTGGATATCTGATAAAAAAGGTAGAACGATTAGATCATTATTTAAACAATTAAATTTACCAAAAGAAAAATTTGATAAACTTAATAGAATAATCGAAGTTTCAAAATATAGAGATACCTCAGAAACAAAAGTTGAATATTCATTACAACTTCCGAATGAATATCAACCATTATGGATTGAAAAGAAAACTCCAGATTATAGAAATGCAATACACTATTTAAAAACTAGAGGTATTAATATTTTTGATATTATTAGATATAGAATTGGATATGCTGATGCTGGGCAATATTCCGGAAAAATTATTATTCCTAGCTATGATATAAATGGTCAATTAAATTATTTTGTTTCTAGGGCTTATTATAAAAGTGATCCACATAAACATAAGAATCCGCAAACATCAAAAGATATAATTGGTTTTGAAATGTTAATTAATTGGAATGAACCAATTATATTATGTGAAGGAGCTTTTGATGCAATTACAATAAAAAGAAATGCAATTCCATTATTTGGAAAAATTATACAACCGGTATTACAAAAAAAGATTATAGAAGAACATGTTAAAGATATATACATATGTTTAGATTCAGATGCAATTAATAATGCAATAGAGATAGCAAAAAAATTCATGGCAGAAGGATTAAATGTATATTTTGTAGAATTATCAGATAAAGACCCAAATGAATTGGGATATAAAAAAATAACTGAAAAATTAGAAGACACATATCAATTCTCATTTGAAAGAATGATGGAATTGAAAATAGATTCATTATGGAAATAAAAGAATTAAAAACAAATATAACATCAATTGATAAAATATTTCATGTTTCTGATATTCATATACGTACGTTAAAACGGCATAAAGAATATCAAGAAGTATTTGATACATTATTTTTACATATAGCACAACATGCAACCAATCAAAGTATTTGTGTTATAACTGGAGATATCGTTCACTCTAAATTAGATATGTCACCAGAACTAATTAACATGTTAACAAAATTCTTTAATGGATTTCATATTCCTACTATTGTTATATTAGGAAATCATGATATGAATTTAAATAATTTATATAGATTAGATGCAATATCTCCAATACTAGATGTTATTGATAATCCAAATATACATTTCATAAAAGAGAATGGATTATTTAAATTTGCAAATGTTGTATTTAATCATATGGCCGTTGACGTAGCTCCAAAAGATTATATTCGAGCTAAAGATTTTAACGCTCATTATAAAATAGCATTACATCATGGAGCTGTACATAATGCAAAAACAGATATTGGATTTCAAATATCAAATGATCATGTTACAACAGAATTATTTGAAGGACATGATTTAACATTATTAGGAGATATACATAAGCCAGCTCAATTTTTAAATAAAGAAAAAACAATTGGATATCCTGGATCTTTAATACAACAAAATCATGGAGAAGCTTTAGATCATGGAATACTAGTATGGGACTTACCTGATCGTACATCTGAATTTATAGAAATAGAAAATAATTATGGATATGTTACATTTGAAGTTGATAATGCAAAAATTATTAATTCGCCATATAGAGTTCCAAAAAAACCAAGAGTTAGAATTAAATTTAATGATACCGATGCGTCTGATATTAAAAAATTAATTGCAACAATTAGAAAAAAATATAAAGTTCAAGATATATCTATACAACGTAGTGCAAATCATATTGAAAATAATCAAAATGGATCAATTGCAATTGGAAACGTTAGAGATGTAGAACATCAAAATAATTTAATAACACAATTTATTGAGGAAAGTTATCCTGATGCAGACAAAAAAGAATTAGATGCAATCAGACATATTAATAGAACAATTAATTCTAAATTACCTGTTTTAGAATCTGTAAGAAATGTAACATGGTATCCTGTATCATTTGAATTTAGTAATATGTTTTCATATGGAGAAAAAAATAAAGTAGATTTTTCAAAATTATCAGACGTTATAGGATTGTTTGCAGCAAATGCATCTGGTAAATCATCGTTACTTGATGCTATAACATATACTATATTTGATAAATGTAGTAAAACAAGTAAATCAAAAGAAGTACTAAATAATAAAAAGTCTGGATTTAAAGGTATATTTAAATTCATGTTAAATGACAAATTATATACTATTGAACGAGAAGGTATAACATTAAAGCATGGTCATGTAAAAGTAAATGTTAATTTTTATAATGAAGATCAAAACTTAAACGGTGAAGAAAGAAGTGATACTAATAAAAGTATTAGAAGATATTTAGGAACATATGATGATTTTATTTTAACAGCATTCTCATTACAAGCAGATAATAATAATTTTATAGAAAAATCTCAACGAGAAAGAAAAGATTTATTATCACAATTTTTAGATACAACGGTATTTGAGCAATTATATTATTTAGCTGCTGAAGAAATAAAAGAAACATCTGGTAAATTAAAAGAGTATAAAAAAACAGACTTTGGATCTATAATAAAAGAATCAGATGATATTATTATTGCAAATCAAGATACAATAATTGAATTAGAAAAAAATGATAATGAACTGCAAGAATCGAGAAATAATCTACAAAATGAAATAGTAGAATTAATTGAATCAAAACAACCAATGTCGTATGAAGGTCCTACTATTAATAAATTACAACAAGAAGAAACAGTTTTAATACAAGATATAGAAGACATAGACGTTAAAATTAGTTCATTAGAAACAGAAATTAATGATACTAAATCTAATATATCTTCATATCAAACAACTATTGATACAAAGCAATTTAAAAAAATATCAAATGAATTATCAGATATTATCAAGAAAAAAGATATATTATCAAATGAAATAAGCACACTAACAAGTTTAATATCTTCACAAAAAAAGAAAATTGATCATTTAAAGACTCATGAATATGATCATACATGTAAGTATTGTATTGAAAATATATTTGTAAAAGATGCATTAGAAGCAGAAAGATTACTTCCTGGAAATGAATTGCATTTAAAAACAAAACACGGAGCGGTACAATTCTTTCAACAACGAATTGATAAATTAAATTCTTTAATTCATGAATATCAAGAAAAAATAAATTTAAAAAATTCAATTGAAAAATTAGAATTACAATTACAAATATTTGAAAGTGATATGCAAACAAAAGAATCAGAATTAGAAACTAATGCTGAACGACAAGAATTATTTCGTAAAAATGAATCTGCTATTACATATAATGAATCTATAGATAAAAAAATAGATTCTAAAAAGAAACTTATATTAGAAACTACAGAGTTAATAAAGAATATAACTAATAAAATTAAATCTAATCATGGTGAAATTGAAGTAGCTAAAACAAAAAAGAAAACAGCTTTAGAACAATTAGAAACATATAAACAATTGGAAACAGAATATAAAGCATATGAATATTATTTACAGTCTGTAAAGCGTGATGGTGTTCCATACGAATTAATTAAAAAAGCATTACCTAAAATTGAAACAGAAATTAACAATGTTTTAAATCAAGTAGTTGATTTCAATATGGTATTAAATACAGATGGTAAAAATATAAATGGTTATATAATTTATGATGAAGATAATTTTTGGCCATTAGAACTAACATCTGGAATGGAAAGATTTATTTCTTCATTGGCAATTCGTGTAGCATTAATTAATGTATCAGCATTACCAAGACCTAATTTTATTGCAATAGACGAAGGATGGGGTAGTTTAGATAGAGAACATATTTCTGCAGTAACAAATTTATTTGAATATTTTAGAACAAAATTTGATTTTTCAATTATTATATCTCATGTTGAATCAATGAGAGATATGGTAGATAACTTAATTGAAGTTAATAAGATAGAAAATTTCAGTCATATTCAACATGTTTGATATTTATAAAAAAGAAACTTGATGAATGGCTCGAAAACTTGCTACATATAAAGGATATGATACATTAAATACGTATTATTCTGATTCTTCACTATTATCACCAGATATTTTTGATATTAGTTTTTTTCCAAATAATTTAACTGTTGGTAAAAATTTAATTAAATTTCGTGGTAATTTAAATTCTTTAAAAGTAGGAGCTCCTATAGATGTTGAGATATTGGATTCAAATGGAGATACTATATATTCAGAATTTATAGATTATATAGATCAAGATGGATCTAGAGTACTTTCAATATACATATATGAAGATACTGCTCCTGGTAATGCAACTATAATATTTGTTACAGAAATAACAAAGATTAATAATCAACAAATTCCTAATAATTTTCAAAATCAATTAAATGCTAAATGGACAAGAACTATACCAGTCAACCCATTAGATTTAAATACATCAACTGTTATTTTTGATGATTTACCAAAAGTAACAATATCAGAAAATGTTGGAGTTCAATTAAATAGAACATATACAAACGGACAATTTCCAATTTATAATACAGGACAAATAAGTTTTATATCACAAAATAATCAACCAACTGCAATTTTAACTGGAGGTAAATTTAACGGAGATATGATTAACGGTACATTGTCAGTACCGACCCCATCTAATCCTTTACCTACATCTGATATTAATGCTAGCTCAACTTCATATACTAGTACTATTAGTAAAGTATTAAATGACACTACATTGCAATTAGATTTTCCATATGAAGTTTTTGATACTCAAAGCAATTTATCACATACGTTTAATAGTTTTGATAATTCAGCATTTCAAATTGAATATGAAGCAACTCCTCAATATACTCCAACACAAAATTCAGAATCATTTGCATTAATACAAATATCTGATTTAGAACCTGACACTGGGGATATTTCTAGAATCAAAGTGTATTTAAATTCTGCAGGAACTGTTGGAACATTTGAACAAGTTAATGATATATTATTACCAAATACTGAAATATTTATTGATTCTACATCATCATTAACACCAGACAAATCTTTAGGAATTTTTGAAACACAAAGCACCATTGATACATATTGGGAAGGACATTCATATCAAGGAAAAACAGAAATAGCTGCTCCTACATTAACTTGGACAACAAGCTCAATAAATAATGCAACTGCTATAGCAGGAACATTAGATTTATCAAATTCAAATAATGTATATACATTTCAATTGAAAGATCAATTTTCTGGTATTTTTGTAAGCCAATCAATGTATACAGTAACATTAGATGCATTTGCACAAAAATCTGGTAACATAAATCCTATATTATCAATTTATGCATCTGGCTCTGCATTTACATTTGATTCAACTGATAATTTTAATCAGGAACTTCCAAAAAAATTAGGTAAAAAAATTGGTGAAATAGAATGCTTAGGAACTTCAAAAAGATATGATGACATATCATTTGAATTTAATTCTGATCAATCTGGCACTGGAGTATTGTTATTTGTAATTGAATCTGGAGATTGGCAAATTTCTGATATTAGAACATTAACTGATGCAGAATATGGATATACTCCAAACTATACAAGATTTAGAACAGAAATACCAACAAAAATTAAATCTGGCAATCAATTATCATTTAAAATTGAATATTATAATAGATTAGGAGATAAATCAAATACTGTTAATTTTGTTAGAAACTTAAATTTTGAAGGTGGTAATAGATATATAGACGGTGGATTTTCAATGTTAACTGGATCTTTATTTGTTGCTAATACATTATCATCTGGTGTAGAAATATCTGGATTACAAAATACTGGATATATTAGATCATTAGGTTATGAAGGATTCAATCAAGCAACTGGATCTGGCGCTGGAGGATTCTTATTATTTTCTGGATCTGCATTACCGCAACAATCAGAAACTATATATCAAGGTGTAGGATTAGAAATGGTTTCTGATGCAAATAACTTTTTTAGATATAGAACAAATCCGAGTATATTAGATGTTCATACAGAAACATTTTTCTTAGGCAATCCTTCAACACAATTTATATCCGGATCAAGTGGAAACCTAGAAATTTCATCATCAAAATTCCAATTAAATACAGACGGTACAATAAATGCCACCGGTGGAACAATTGGAGGAACTATAATTGAAACAGATAAATTTAAATCTTCA